TTAAGACTATGTTTTATAAGGTTGTTATGTGTAGTCATATGTATGTTTTGGTTAGGTAAGTACCAGGGGGAGGGTAGCACCCCTGGCCTATTTTTGACCCGGGGGGAGGGTATGTATATATCCCAATCATACACCGCCTACAACAAAAGGCCTCTCATATACGGGCGAGTAGCGCAAAAAGGCGAATAATACAACGTTTCAGCATAATACTTCATTGTTTCACGGGTTCAATAAAGATAAGAGGGATAGACGAGCAAAAAATCACGCTGCAAAGGCTTGTTATAGCATGTTTCACGGAATTTACATAGTCCTCAATTTCTGAGTACAAAACCCCCTGATAGTACTCAATTTCTGAGTACTATTCAATGTATAGTATTGGTGGTGGTATGGTATTGAGTGAAAAACTTGTAATAGATAGAGAAACCGGCGAAATCATAGACACAATAAATGTTGGCGACAGAATACTTCGCAACGCCTCATTAAAACATTTGATAAAACAGAGTTCATTGGTTGAATTTCTTCCAAATGTCGATTATGTCAAGATTTATACAGGTCCCTTGAAGGAACTTAAAAGGGCTTTAACTGGTGCGGAAATGCTGTTTGTTATAAGTATGCTTGAATTTATCAGTTACGAAACAGGCATTCTCCAACATTGCAACGGTAGAGCTTTGACACGCAAAGCAATGGCTGAGATTACCGGCAATGATATAAAGACGATTGACCGACTCACGGCTTCACTGGTAAAAAAAGAGGTTATAGGTAAGCACAAGACCGGAAGAACGATATGTTTCACGGTTAATCCATACTTATTCTGCAAAGGAAAGATGGTCAGCAGGACCTTGATGAAATTATACGAGAAAAGCAGGTGGAATAAACGATGAACCCCATATACCACAAACTAGCACAACTAGCCTATGGCACAGTATTGCAGACGATGGTTGATGGCGAAAAGACACATCCGGACAATGATTGGCAAAATGTTGACATCATGGAGCATTTTCGACATGCTACCGACCACCTGGCAAGTTGGGAACTTGAAGAAAACGACGAAGATCATCTGGCACATGCAATTACACGGCTGATAATGATAAGGTATCTGGAGGCCAACAATGAAAATGTTTAAAAGGTTATTCTGTAAACATGAATTTAAGACCATAACAAACCTATATGGCGACGCAATTAACCGCTTTAATGCGAGAAGTATTGCACAGTGCATCCATTGTGGCAAGGCGGTGTTCAGTGGTAGACTTGACCCGAATTGCAAGAAGGTTAATGCGTATTGGGAGGTCAACAATGAATAGACCACGTGGCAGACCAATAAACGAAAAGACCATGCTTAAAAACGGCAAATGCCGCTTCTTCCGTCCCAATGCGGACGGATTTTGCATGTATTACGCCGGAAACAAGAAGAACCTTGAAAGCTGCTACAGCAAGTGCCTCAAAAGAGGGTGATATGACATGATTGTTAAGACATCAAAAGGATATCAGGTGAAGTCTGAAAGCGGCAAGAACCTGTCAAAGCCGAACCTGACAAAAGAAGAAGCCTTGCGCAGACTTTTCCAGGTCGAATGGTTCAAGCGACACGCAAAGCGGTGATGATATGAATGCCATAGAAAAGCGAAAACAAGAACTGATGCAGCAACTTATTCTTGGGGATGCCGCTAATTATTACTCAAAATATGTTGAATTCGTGCATAGATACAACAAAGAATTTAAAATAGCGTTGTTTCAACAGTATATTTGCGATAGAATAGACGATTTAATAAACGGCAGACTAAAGAACGAAAGCGGCAGGGAATACGAAGGCATAACAATATCAATTCCACCGCAACATGGAAAGTCGTTATGTGTTACTGAGACTTTACCGAGTTATTACCTTGGCAGATTTCCTTTCCGACATGTTATAAGCATAGCCTACGGCGAGGATTTGGCAGTCAAGTTCGGGCGCAGGAACAAACAAAAAATCGTTGAGTTCGGCAAAGACTTGTTCGGCATAGAATTGTCCAGTACCTCATCGTCCGCGTTGGAATTTGAGATTGAAAACACTAATGGCGGCATGATTTCCCGAGGTATCGGCGGTGCGATCACAGGTAACCCCGCAGATTTGATTATTCTTGACGACCCGTACAAGAACCGTCAGGAGGCAGACAGCCCCATTTATCAGAAATTCGTCATTGACGAGTGGCTGAACACCATACAAACCCGTGCATCAGCGAAATGCAAATATATCGTCGTGCATACCCGATGGAATGAGGATGATTTGATAGGCTACTTGCTTCAAACCGAGCCTGACAAGTGGTTTGAGATACGCTTTCCTGCCATAGCAGAGGCTGACGAACCCGAAATCGGCAGAAAAGCCGGGGAAGCGTTATTGCCGGAGGCGGGCAAAGACATAAACTGGTTGATAAACAAGAAAAAATCCTACGAAAACGACCCTATGGAAGGCGGTTTAAGAGCTTGGAACGCGCTTTATCAGCAAAGGCCGACCTCCAAGGAAGGCAACATGGTTAAAAGGGAGTGGTGGAAACGCTTCACATTGACCTTGGAGATGCAAAAACCCGGCTTTTGGCCTGTGAAAGTGCAATCCTGGGACTGTTCATTCAAAGATACGGACGGCACAGACCCGGTTGCCGGTCATGTTTGGGCGAAATCGGGGGCGAATTACTACCTCATCGACCACAAAGGCGGCAGAATGGACATTGTCAAAACGATGGACAATATCAATGAGTGGAACAGCAAGCACCCTGATGCAATTGCAAAGCTTATCGAGGACAAAGCCAACGGTCCAGCGGTCATTCGCATCATGCGAGACAAGGTAAGCGGCTTGATCCCCATCAAGGCGACAAAGAGCAAGGCCGAACGCCTTAACGCCGTACTGCCATTATGGGAGGCCGGTAACGTATACATACCTGATAAAATCGAGGTATCGCCCGGGGTGTTCGTAAAATGCGAATGGGCGCAGCAAATCATCGAACAGTTTGCTGCTTTTCGGCCAGAGAAGAAGGTCCAACGTGATGATGAAGTTGACGCAGGCAGTCAGGCGTTGAACTGGCTTTACTTCCGACCTGCCAATTTCCCTGTAAAGCCCAAAAAAGACGCCTTCAATTGGGATAAAGACGACAACGAAGATTCCTACTTTGGCGGGGCGCCAACAGAAGATTATTTGAATTATGGAGGGTGAGAGGAGGATAAAGAGGGGTTATGAAAACACCAGAGGGTTGCGTTATGGTGATAACAGATATTCCTTTTATAGCTAAAATGCGGAGGGTATTATATGATTGTAAAAGAGTTAATAGAAATTCTTTCAAAGGTGGATAGGAACGTTGAAGTAAAGTGCAGATGGGATGGATACGATTGGGATGTCGATGGTATTTATATGGACGATGGAATTCTAGTTATCGACAGCGAAGACAATTGGTACGCTCCTGCTGAAATGTTATACAAAGGAGGGAGTACAGAATCATGCTAACAGCCATACTCAGCACTATCATCGGCACAGCGCTTTTTTTATGCGCATATCTCGGTTTTCGCACAGGTTTGCGGCTCGGCATGAATGTGGCAAAAGGGCAGATGCCGCCGCCCGTGAAAACACCTGTTGAAGTCGTGCACGAAATCATCGACAAAAAGGAAACCGAGAAAGCCAACAAGGACATTATGGACGAGCTCAACGCATTGATGAATTACACTGGCGACGATCTGAATAAATAGGCGGTGAGAACATGGATGGATACACAAAGGCGTGGGAGCGCTACCAAAGGGGCAAAAACTATCAGACAAAGATAAGCCTGTTATCCAAAACCGACAAGAACGAACGCTTTTACTCAAATGACCAGTGGCGTGGGATAAAGGTCAATAAACTGCCTACGCCGATATTGAATGTCACGAAGCGTATCGTGGATTGGAAAGTATCACAGGTCATGAGCGACCTCATAAAGATGCGGTTTACTGCCGAGGGCATATCGGATATTGCAGAGGATGAAAGAAGCACACAGTATCGCGAAATCGCAAGCCTTTTTACTGAGTATTCCGACACCTTATGGGAACATCTGAAAATGGATACAATGAACGAAAAAGGCTTGCTCAAGGCGGCTATCGGCTGCTCGATGGTGTCGTATTGGTACTGGTATGACAAGATTGACAACGGTGACGGGCAGATGGGTAATATCATGGGTGAGCTGGTGAATGCCTGCAACTATTTCCCTGGCGACCCGAACAATCCCGAAATCAATAATACATACGAGCCTGTGCAGCCATATATCGTCCTGTCGTTCCGTCGGAATGTTGAAGATGTGCGGCTTGAAGCGAAGGAAAACGGCGTGCCCGAGAGGGAAAGAGAACACATTGCATCGGATGACGATACCGACAATCAGGCAGGCGACAGGGCAAAGACCGAGCTGGAGGGTGGCGACGGTAAATGTACCGTCCTGCTTCATATGTGGCGTGAGCTCGTTGAGGAATTTGATGAGGTCGAGCAGGAAGTCATTGATCCAGTGACGGGCATGACCTTTATAGAAAACGTTAAGGTGTCCAGGGGTAAACGCTGGCACATATTCGCAGAAAAGTCCACCAAGAGCGTTGTTATTCGTAAAAAGTGGGACACGGGGCTTCATCGTTACCCTGTCGCACTGATGAACTGGTATGAACGTGAAGGCGATGCATACGGCGAAGCAGAAGCAACGTCGCTTATCCCGAACAATATCATGATAAATCAGCAGGCCGCGATGATTGCGCTATGGATAAAGCTGCACGGATTCCCAAAGGTTATTTACGATAGCACAAGGATAAGCGGATGGACGAACGAATTCTCGAAAGCCATCCCTGTCAATGGCGGTGATGGCGGCGTCGCCAGTGCGGCCCAGTATATGCAGCCTGCGCAGATATCTGCGGCTGTAATGCAGTTCATGCAGTGGTTCATGCAGACCACTAAGGATATGGCAGGCGCGAATGAATCTGCGCTCGGTGAAGCAAATCCGACGAATACATCAGCTATCATCGTCAACAGCAAAAACGCTGTTGTTCCACTGTCAAGTATCAAGCGCAGGTTTTATCAGTATGTCGAGGACATCGGCCTGATATGGCTCGATTTCTTTACAAGTAAGTATATTGACTATCCTGTGCGCAATCTGACGATACAGCGCGAAGGCAAAACCGTGATCGAGCAGATCGATACATCGCTCCTGAAGGATATCAAACTGAGACTGAAAATCGATGTCGGTCCATCCAACATGTGGAGCGAAGCCGCAGAGATACAGACGCTTGATAATCTGCTGCAGCAACAAATGATATCCTTTATCGAGTATCTTGAACTGCAGCCCGACGGAGTTGTCCCGGGACGAGACAAGCTGCTTGAAGCACGCAAATCAGCAGAGACACAGCAGAGAGCGGCAGATCAGGAATTGCTGCATACACTCATGTCGCAGTATGAGGCGCAGCTGCCTCCCGAGGTACAGAAGAAGCTCGCCGAACTGCGGCAGAATCAGCCCGATCAGTATGAAGCGACGGTCAAGCAGATGATACGCGAGAATCCGAGACCATACGCCTATAACGTGGAAGGAGGTGGTGTGGCGTGAAATGTGATACTTGCGGCGGCAAGATGATGATTGCTGGCAGTAGATTTGTCAGCGAAGAAG